ATTGCGTCACGGTGACAGGAAATGATTTCCGATGACCAGTTATTAATTCCAATCACCTTGTTGAGGCGTGCAATTACCTCAGAAATTGGAATGTAAGTCAGGTTTGCGCTGCCCTTACGGACACTGCGCTCCATCTCCTGTGGAAATGGTTCAGATAATTCTTGATAGATATCTTTCACTTCAGGTTTCCCTTCCTAACGATAATTGAAGTTTTAGTGTCGCCTACTTCGCAGTAGTTATCGGGGTTAATTCCGATCTTCTGCAATTCCTTGATTCTCCAGTACGAAGGCTGAACGTAATCAAGCATTTGCACCAGCATCTCTTGGGGTGTGGCCATAACCTCTCCGGTTTCCATGTCCACTGAGAGATCAATGATCTTCTTGGCGACGCTCCCGGCAAGGTCTTTGTGTTGCCATCCAGATCTACTGTTAGAGAACTTCTTTTCGATCTTTGCTCCATTGGAAAGCAAGATCTCTTGTTCTTTGCCCATCTCTTCGCCAACCATTGCCGCAAAGTGGTCGTAAACGGCTGACAACTCGGCTTTAGCCAGATTCAGTTGTACGAGGTTTGTGCACAGTTCTTCGACTGTTGGCTCGTTGCCGAGGTAAGAACACAGGTCGTCATCTAGTTGCAGTAGGGCATTACGGAAGTCAGTAATCCAGTTGGGCGTTTCCGCCTCATCTTCAGGGGGCATTCATGCTCCTATGAGTAGGTGAGTAGTTATGTCAGACGATGATAGACGCTCTTTTCCTCTGAGGCAAGCCTAATCCGGCAAGAAATGTGAAAGCGCCTACGCTGCTGTCGACTTGATCGTCGTGGGCTGCTGCTTCGGGGAAACTTGAAAACTCGTCCAAGTAGTCCGTGAGCCACGCTGACCGCAGGAGTCGGACGTTCCCGTTTGCTACGGCTGCGGCAAACGGTTGAGCCCGAGTGACTTTGTCGCCTGTGGCGCGCAATCCAATGAAGTCGTAGCCGGGGACGACGTAGCGTGCGTATTGATCGATGATGGCTTTGCCTGATGAGCCGGGTTCTTGTTCCATGCGGATGGATACGTTGTGACCGTCTTCAATAGCGGTCTGGGCAATAAGTTGCTCCACCTTGTCCGATTTGACGCGTGCCCGTTTGACGTCAAGGACGTATGCGATGCCTTGGTCGAAGAGCATCAGGGTCCCTACGGTCCAGTCGGGGTCTGGGTTGGAGTGTGAGGGTTCTGTGGCTGCCATATCCCAGAATCGGACGGCACGGGCCGATGATGTGACTTGTGGCACATCAAGTGGATCGATGATGACAAATGACTCTCGGCTGAACATGGAGCCGAGAGTTGTGGCCCACCAGTCGCCAGATTCGAGCCGCAGTCTTTCGATGGGATCTAGGGCCGACAGGGCTTGCCGATAGGACTCTGCGTCGATTCCGGGATTATCGGTCAGTTTGGAAGGAACGAAGATTCTTCCAGTTTCTTTGGCTTCCACCAAGAATCTCTGTCGAACCCAGTTGGGGGCCGGGTTTGTGGCTGCTCGCATCCTAAGCGGAACTTGAGAAAGAGGGCCTGAGGCTGGGCGACGGAGGCGAGAGAAAAGATACCGGTAATCTGATTCACGAATCTCGGTAACTTCGTCCATGCCGATGAACTGGAATTCCGCACCCTTGTAACGCAGGTAATCGTTCGTATTGTTCAAATACCCAAAAGAAAGTCTTGCGCCCGAGGGAAAAGTAAACACATAGGAGTTTGCGTTCCAGTGGATTTCTTCGTTCGGACCAAGCCAGTCTTTTGCGCGATCCATAAGGGCGCCGGGAAGAGAAAGATCGGCAAAGGTTTTACGGAAAAGAATTGCCGAGTAGCCCGGCACATCCACATATTGAAGCGCCGACATCAGAAGTGCGCTAGATTTTCCACCACCGGCTGCACCGCCAAACAGCGCTTCAATGGCGTAAGTCCGGAGAAATACTTTTTGAGTTAAGGATGGTTCCTCAGGGCAAAAAGGTGGCTCCTTCGGCTGAAGGTAGTCTAAAACTTTGTTCCAATCGGTCACAGGACCTCACCGTCAGCCTTTGTACTTCTGAGATTGTAGTATCTGTCTATCCAAGAGAATAGGTTTCCACTGTGCCAGATGACGACAAGTCAACAGATGAACTCCAAGTCAAGAAGTTTTGGGTTTTTCCTCGAACTAGGGAGTTTGCTGCATATGTACTGATGTCACTGTTTGTAACATGTACTACTGTGGGAGCGTTCTTAATTTACCTTCCGGCTGGTTTCGTCACGCTCGGTGTTACCAGTGGCCTGTACGCGTACTTGCTGGGATCTGACTGATGGCATGGAACAAATCGGAAACTAAGAGTCTCAATACTGGGATTCAGACCAAGGGTGGAACCGTTGGCGTCGGTGCGCCAGTTTCGCTAAATCCCAATTCCGTTGGTCGCCCATATCGCGACTCTTGGGACATTGAAAAGGCCTACCGTGAAGGCGTTCAGCGGGTTACTTGGGTTTTCCGTTGCATTGATGCCATTTCAGGCAATCAGGCACGACTGCCAATGGTTTTGCGAAAAGATAACTCACCTAACGGTGAAATCATCAACAAAAAAGATGATTTGCTTACTCTGCTGAACTCGAAGAGCAATGAGGGCGAAAACTCCTTCATTTTTCGCTTCAGGGTGTCGTCACAACTCTTGATGTCAACAAGAGGCGTGTTCATCGAAAAGGTTCGTGGTCGCGACGGAAAGGTAAACGCCCTCTACCTGCTTCCGCCTCAGCACACCGCTCCTATTCCTGACGCTAAAAAGTTTGTTTCGGGCTTTGAAGTCTCACTTCCCGGTGGTTATAAAAAAGTAATCAATCCGGACGATGTTATTTGGATCCGTCGCCCCCACCCGCTTGATCCGTACCTTTCGCTAACGCCAATGGAAACCGCTGGGGTTGCCATTGAGATTGAAAACCTTGCAAAGATTTACAACCGAAACTTCCTGCTTAACGACGGTCGACCCGGTGGCCTCCTTGTTGTTCGCGGCGAGATGGACGAGGACGACAAAGAAGAACTGCGTTCACGCTTTCGTGGGAATCTAAACAGGACTGGTGCTACGTCAGTTATCGCATCTGATGATGGCGTTGACTTTGTCGATACCTCATCGAATCCTCGTGATGCTGCGTATGTTCAGATGCGTCAGATCACCAAGGAAGAAATTCTTGCAGCGTTTGGTGTGCCGGAGTCGGTTATTGGTAATGCCTCTGGTCGCACATTTTCCAATGCTTCTGAGGAGTTGCGTGTTTTCTGGATGGAAACAATGCAGCCTCATCTTGAGATTATTGCTAGAGCCCTTGACGAACTTGACGAGAAAAATTATGTCGATTTCGACACCTCATCAGTTCCGATTCTGATCATTGCCAAGCAGGAACGTCAGCGTTACCTGATGGATGAGTTCAATAACGGCCTTATTTCAGGCAACGAATATCGTGACGGAACCGGGCGCAACACCGTTGAATCCGAACTTATGGACTCACTGCTTGCGAATCCGAACCTCACGCCAATTGGAAACACGGAAAAGCCGTTCAACCCAGAACAGCAGCAACCGGTTGACATGGTTGGAGTGGAACAGGGACCCCCGGGCGCCCAACCCGGCATGGAACTCGCACCCGGACAGCCCGTTCCGGACGTGATGGCGCCAGAAGGTGCTGCACCCGTCACCGAAACCCCCACGGAACCAACTCCCGAACAGGAAGCAGCGTTGCGTGATGGCGCAATGATGTTCAAGGGTCTTTTGGATAAGCGTGAGCCAGAAGAATGGGAAATCAAGGCTGAACAGACCGTTGATCGTTGGACTGAGATCTTGGATCGTTCTCTTGAGCGATTGTTTGAACGTCAGCAGCGAGTCGTTATTGAAAAGGCTTCAGGGGCTAAGGCTCGTAAGGCTTTGACGACACGCGATCTTGATGTGGACATGATTTTTGACAAGGCGACGTGGGACAAGCAACTTGAAGAAGATTTGCGTCCGGTTCTTGCTGCAATTGTGACTGAGGCTGCTGAATCTTCTTGGGATGACGGTGTGCCTGACGGCGAGGAGCCGATCAGTCAGAAGGATTTACAGCAATACCTTGATGAGCAGATGCAGCGAGTCAAGAAGTCAAATGAAACCACGCGCGAAGAGATTCTTGCTGCAATCCTTGTCGTGATGCTCCTTTCCGGAAACGAAGACAAATCTTCGATTCTCCGAACAGCCCTTGGAGCGATTTTCGCTGAACTCATGGGCCGCAGGCGTCGTTTGATTGCTGAGCAGGAATCACAGACTGCTTACAATGCTGGCGTTTATCTTGCAGCCGCTCGGGCCGCTCGTGCAGAACGAGAGCAAGGTGAGGCCCAAGGACGACCGGAAGATCAGCGTCGTATATTCATGAAGCGATGGGTGACTCAACGTGACGCCAAGGTTCGCTCGCAGCACCGCAACCTAGAGGGCAAGCGTGTGCCGTTTGCAGACGGTTTCAAGGTTGAAGGGTATTCGTTGCGTTTCCCGGGAGACCCCTTGGCGCCTGCACACTTGACGATTAATTGTCGTTGCAAGTTGCGCTGGCTCTAAGATAAACTCTTGACATTATGAGCGCTGAGACTGTTTGGACTTGGGTTCTTTTCGTCTTTGAAATCACAGGCATTATTGGCATGTGGTTTGTTGGTCGAAAGATTTGGTGGGGCTGGGCCATCGTTTTGGTTCACTCAATTCCTTGGTTTATCTACAGCACCATTTACGGCAAGCCCGGCTTCATTGCCATGTCTTTCATGTGGTGGACCATCAACTTCATCAACATGCGCAAATGGCGCAAAGAGCAAGAATAAAGAAACCATTTCTGTAAACTCGTAATAATTTACAGAAACTATTCCCTACAATCTGCAAACCTGTCGTACTCTTGTACAAACCCCGCTACAAGAGGCGCAAATGAACGAGAACTTCGCGACAAAGGCAATCCCCGGTCAACTCTCAGTTGACGAGGCAGAAGGAATTGTCGAATGCTTCGTTGCTGGCATCGGGAACAAGGACTCTGTTGGCGATATCTGCATGCCCGGAGCCTTCACCGGAAGTCTTGCCCGTCGTCGCCCACGAGTCGTTTGGGGTCACGATTGGAACCACCCAATCGGCAAAGTTCTTGAAATCTACGAAGTTGGACCCAAGGATCCCCGCCTTCCCGGAAAAATGAGAAACGCCGGAATCGGTGGTCTATTTGCTCGCGTTCAATTCAATCTGAAGTCAGA